CCGCATGGCCTGTACGGGTCAATTTTCTCTGGGGTCTGCCTGCCGGAGTCGCTGTATTACCGCCAAAAGTTATATATAATAAATCTGCGGTTTGGGCAAATTGTAAATTCCATATATCTGCCGTAGTATAAGTCGTAGTCAAGGTATAGACTCTTGCTGATGTTCCACCAGATACCCAGGCGGTATATCCTGTGCTGTTGATATAGTTTCCGTCAATATCCTTGATCTTAAAATTACCCGCGGCCCGGTCTGATACTATGAACCTTCTTCCGTTTAATTGCGTAGTCCCGACTATGCCTGAAATATATACCGTATCTCCGTCTGTATAAGCATTGGCTGCGGTAATAAGGCATTGTGCGGCCAAACTGATTGCGGTAATGTTTATCCCTGTTTCAAGCACTGCTCCACCCTGCCCGGTAGTTGCATCATCCATATAAAACCGCATATAAAGATTACCAATTTCTATGGTATATGCCTGGGTATCGGAAAACACAAAACGGATGAGCCTTGTGGCTAATGAGGAGGTCTTGACTTCATTGACAAAATGAGTCCCGGGAGATTTCTTAGCGCCGCCGTAAAATTCCACGATCATATTGAGCAATTCATCGGCACTCTGATAATATTGGGTTATATCAGTGCGCCCGGCAAGACGCGGGCTAAGTTCACCTGCTACGAAATTATTTATTATAGATTCTACTTTCATAATTTATAACCTACTATTTAACCATTGGTCTTGTTGCGCTTCGTCTGGAGTAACTTCTTGCCCGTTCATTGATTTAGCGTAATTTAACTTTATCATAAATTCCTGTTTCCTTATTTTCTCCACATCCTTATCCCTTGTGATTGAATAAGCTAATTCGGCCGCCAATTTTGCTGCAAATGCCTCGACAAACGCATCATCGTATTGCATTGGGTCTGTGCAGAAATAGATATATTCAATCTTTATGGCATCCGCGTTACTGTATAACCTGCGCCCTTTTATCTTATGCGAATAATCAGGTTCAACACTTGTCTTATTCAGGCGCACAAAATCGGGTGGTAACTCGTATATATGCGCGTAATCTTCCAATACCGGAACCTCGGCAAGTTGCGATAGAGTTGTTTCTTTTTTAGCAAAACTCCACGGATGGCTACGCAATAAGCCGCGCAGATACAGATTGTATCCGGCACTCATCTTCCAGGCGTTCTCACTATCTTCGTCTATCGCCGCTATGCTTACGGCCCCTAAACTACGCAAGGCTAAATTACAAATCTCAACTTGTGAGGGCATCTAATTTATTCTCCTTTCAGCCATTGCCATATAAATTATCAATAGCAATCCTATCGCTGAGTGCATTGAAAATATTGATAAAGACGCTAAAATACACGCCACTAAACCGCAGGTGATGATTAAGTTGTGCTTTTTAAGTTTCCTGAATGTAGTAATAAAATACCCACACACAATAAATAAGCCAATCAACCCCAATTCAGTAGTTAAAGAAATCGCCTCATTGTGAGAATGCGCCCATTTTTGGTCATCGGGTTTGATTTCTTTCTTTATAATAGGTGCAAGGAAGGGTTCTTGCCCCAGGCCCCAACCGACTATGGGCCGTGTAGGTATTAACTTAGTTATATGAAAATTCCATACTTCACTCCTATTGCTTAATCCTAAAATATTAGGGATACTTTCAGAAGTTGTGAAATACATGGTAAATATTAAGATTACGGGGATTAGAAATAATAAACCTTTCCTCCCGAATTTTACCCCTAAGAATATTGCGGAAGTTATAACGCAGGTCAATATCCCGCCAAAGGAATGGATAAGGAATAATGCAAGGATAATAAAAGGAATTAAAAGTAATTGTTCCCTTCTAAAAAATGCCGGAAGGCACATAGCAAGAAACGCCGAAGCTATATTCGGATTATCAAGAAATCCTACGGGAACAGCCTTGACCTGATCACCAAATATATATATTGAATGTAATGTCTTGGGGAATATGATATGGCAAGCAGTCCCGGTAGAAATACCTAAAGGAAAAGTTATAAACCATATCCCAAAACTTTGCAGAATCACCATAATAGATTGCAATATGGCAAGCCCGCAGATGACATTCAGTATGGTATTGATCCTATCCTTGTTTAATTTATCCGATAGTATCTGAAATAAAACCATAGCAAATACAATCGTATGTAAGGTAATCTGGGAGAATTGATTTAACCCTATCACTACCCTTAATATGCACCATATCAAAAATAACCTGACCCAGATATTCTTAATAAACCATAATGCGATAGCAAAGAATATCGCCCACTCGACAAGGATGACCTTGCCAGTGCGAAAGGGTAGGAATCCTGGGATAAATCCAAGTACACCTATTCCTAATATGATAAATGAAGTTATTTTAAATTTAATATCTTTCATATTGATAATATATTAAAATCTGTTATACTTGTATTGTCTAATGGAAACGGTATTTTTATGTCCAAAAACCAAGCCCTGAGTAAGCGCAGAAACTTAACCGTTTCTATTAGACACGCTGAAAAGGGCTTTTTGATGAGGAACTTTATATGATAAAAACAAATTGCGATTTTTGCAAAAAAGAGATTAAAAAGAAGTTGTCCCAAATAAAACTTTATAAACATCATTTTTGTTCTTATGAATGTAATTGTAAGTTTAAAATAGGACGGATCATGTCTAAAGAATTTAAGAAAAAAATGAGTAAAATTGCTAAAGAAAGATTTAGTATTCCTGAAAATAATCCTTTTTATGGTAAAAAACATTCTATAAAAACAAAAATCCATCTTAGTATTGCCCATAAAGGAAAACTTACTGGTTCTGGAAGCCATAGGTGGAAAGGGGGAAGATTGCTTACTAAGGATGGATATATATATGTTATTGCTAAAGATCATCCTTTTGCTACAAAGGGATATATCCTTGAACATCGCTTGATAATGGAAAAAAAGATTGGACGGTATCTCAAATCGCAAGAAATAGTTCACCATATTAACAGTAACCCTTCTGATAATAGAATAAAGAATCTTATGCTTTTTCCTGATATTTTTTCTCATCGTAAACATCATATAAATATTAGTAGAGAGTGAGGATTATTCTCTCACCCCCTACTAATAAATCCTGCACTTATTTCCTGTTGTAGTAAAATTCAGCATAGGATACTTCTAAATCACCCGTGCCGTCTGAAACATTATCTCTCCACGTCCTTAAAGTTACTACTTTTTCAGCGGCAAGTGTGGCAAAGTCAACTGCCGGCGTAAGTGTAACTATACAAGGAGTACCTGCGCCGGTTGATATTGCAACAGGCGTTTGATCAGTTGCTGCGGCATCCCAGGCGGTATTGTTACCATTGACATATACATCAAAGTCAACCTGTTCAGGTGTAGTTGAATTAGAACTATCGCAGAATAACCTGAACGCACCCCCGGAAAGATAATCACTGGGAATTTTAAAAGTTACCATGACCGCGGATGTTTCACCATCAGACCAAACAATATCCGGGATAAGATTATCGATTTCAAGTCCCGGAGTTGTTGCGGTAGTTAATGGTGTGCCAGTATCTTGAAACAAGAAACTGTTTATCGGCAATTCTACAGTCCCTACATTCGGCGTAGACAAGGTAATCGTAGTAGCGCTTATAGTCGGTGAATTTACTATAGTTGCATTTACGTTAATAATATTACCTGTTGTAGCGGTAATTGTCGTACCGTTTACAGTCGTTCCTATGATCGCCGCCGGAGTAACACCGCCGATGACACTACTGTTAAGAGTAGAACTCGTGATTGTTGCCCCTGAGATAGTACCTGATGTGATTGCCGCTATCGGGCCACTCGGTTGTGTAACCGTAAAAGTAGAACCATCAGTCGTTATCGTGGTTCCCGATGGCCAGTTAATATCCGTGGCGGCCCCTTGAGTAACTCCATCAAGTTTTACACCTACCGATGCTAATGCCGGAGATACAATGAATACCGCCATCAGCAATGTCAAAAATAGAACTATGAACTTTCGCATCATTTCCTCCTATTTGATAGTGAAGCGGGATTGCTCCCGCCCCACTATTATTTATTTAGCCTTTGCAGACATAGAAGATGGCTACAATGACCTTTACAGCAGCAGCCGCGCCGCCACCTAAAGTCAAAGTCGGAATCTGTCCATCGCCAGCAGAAATCTCATAACCTAATGAGCCTGCTACGCCGTTGGCTTCGTAATTTTTCTTTGCAGCGCCAGCTCCGCAATCCGCGGCAGCCATAAATACAGCTGCAGACGCAAGAGTTCCAAAAGCAAGTGTCCTGTTATTTGCTAAATCACCATGGTCAATATCCCAACCTACAACACGCGCTTCAGCAGGTAATTTCATCCCGCCTAACTGGATTACATCTGCTGCCGCCTCGGTTGTTAAAAAGGTATATTCGTCAACTAAACAATGTATCTTTCCACCCTGTAACTCCGGCTCGATCTTGGCGGTTGTCCCGGTTCTTTGTAACGTTTTGTTTACTCCGTAAAAAGTAGGCATCAAAAACCTCCTTATATTTAATTATTTATTTTCTTATCTAATTTCTTATTCCGTGCAACCTACACGGACTACTTTTACTTCTTCTAACCTTGTTGAGCCATAAGACTGGCCTGCGTATATCTGCGCTGAGAAGTGGATACCCGGCATAATATCAATAGACGCTTTCAGATCAATCCATGTACCAAGCACCATGCCTGATTTATGGTATGCGGCGCAATATCTTGTGGTCGCAAGAGCTGGATCAACCGGCAATCTTTCAGTCTGAACGAAATTAAACCCACAAATCGTTCCCGGCATACCACTGACTAACGCCTTGACCTGCGCATAATCAGTCGAGGTTGCTTCTGTAATAGCCAGCAAATCCTCTACCTGTTCAGCGGAAATAGCAAAAGACCTGTTATCCGCTGGTACTTCATTTTGATCAAGAACCTTCTTTGCCTGACGGATCTTAGCCATGGTCAATCCAGCTGCGCCTGCGGCGATCAACTGTTTACCGGCTAAAGTGGCATCAACGGTTCCTGCTTTTCCACTCTTAGCGACAGCAAAAAAGGCGTTACAAACTACCTCATCTTTTGCGCGGGCTAAAGAAGCGGCGTTATTCTGCACGACTTCGCTGGTCGGGTCTTTGGCTAACAATACTTTATCCATATTGTCAACTAAAGGCGCTTTGTAGAAATAACGTGGGAAGATTGCCCTGCGGGCATAGTTCGGATCGGTATTTCTTACAACTTCATTTCTTGCTAATTTCTCATCCGCATCTTCAGAAGCCAACTGATCCTGGAATGAGATTTCTCCGGTACAGTTTGGTTTCTGCGTTACCGTGGGAGCGACTTTCAATGTCATCTGCTGAGTAAGCAACATGATATTGTCGCTGTATTGCTGGACTAATGCTGTATCAACGGCCATGGATTTCCTCTCTTTCGTTTTGTAAAGATTTCTTTTCTAAGAGGTTTTTCCAATGGTTTCTTTTATGAGTTGTCCTCGTATGACAACCTATACATAAAGATATTAAATTTGAGGGATTATCATTTTTTTTATTATAATCTATGTGGTGAATATCTAATTTTCTTAGACATTCTTTTTCTGGACAACCACATATTTGACACTGAAAATTATCTCTTTTCCGTATCAAATCCTTAAATTCAATATTAAATGTTTTATTGTAATCCCGAGGACGTCCTGTCCCAGCATTCCAAGGAATAAACCCTTTTTTAAAAGGTTTACCTTTAGAATTAGGATTGTGTACCCATATTTTTTTAGTTTTCAATACACCAAGATGAGAGAGGGCTTCTTTATTGTTTTGTCCCCAAATTCTTCCATCTTTGCATATTTTTACCATCGGATTTCCCTCTTTGTTTAACCTATTAACCTTTTAGCTTTTAGGTTATCCTTAACGGGCCTGTGAGCTTTCCTACTCTATTCCGGGCCTCTACAAAGAGGTTGTCCGACTACTTGTTCAACTATTGAACAGGGGTTTACACCTTACCTGTCCGCAAGTTTATTACCCTACGATCATTTTATTTAATTGCATGACCTTATCCACCCAGTAATCATGCTGATGATGTCCAGCATCATAATATGGATGTTTCGGGTCGGCCAATATCTTATCTTTCTCTAGTTTTGCCGCCTCCGGCGAAAGCAACACTCCTGACATATCTGATCTTGTCAATGCTTCTTCACTTAAGTTTCCACCTATGTTGGCAAGCATTTCTATAATCACCGGGTCATTGCCGTATTTCTTGGCAATCGCATCGCCTTGTTTAGGGTCTGCGAAGTTCCTAAGCACGTTATTGGCCAGTTTAGCCTTTTCATCATAAGCCACGCCCCATTTATTCCTTAATGCCAGGGCAGACTCATTAAAAGCCTTCTCATTTGCGTCCTTCTGGGCCTGTGTGCCTTGATTAAGCACTGTAGCAAGCTCATCCATTACCAAAGCGTATTGATGCGGCAGGAAGCCTGCTTTGTGCAGTTTGGCGTTAAAATCACCCATAGACTTAGCATCCAAGGCCATGCCTTCAGGAAGTTTGAAATTTGCCGATGGTTTATACTCTTTAGGGTCTTTCGGGCGGCCCAACTGTGTCATTACCCGGTCAAGTTCACCCTGTTCATAATTGCCATCCTTATCCTTCTTTGGCATTGCGATCTTTTCGTGTCCGACTAATTTCTCAAGTTCGGAATATCCCTTTATGGTATCTCCGGGAGTTTTCCAACCCTTCACCCCGACCAATGCCTTATGTTCCGCATCTAATGATGTAGTCCAATCACCTTGAGCAGCAGGTGCTTTAGGCTTATAACCTGATAGGAACTCATCAAAAGATTTAAAGCCTGCCACATCTTCTGATGTCGCTCCTGAATTTGTAATGAAACTCTCAACTGCCGGTCTTGATTCCTCTGCCACAGATTCGATAAACGGGATTACGACTTCGCCTCTATTCCCTAACTTCTTGAAAAAACTCTTTAATGCTTTCTGGGCATTACTTATCCATAACGGGGTAATGTTGTCCATTTGTTACTCCTTTTTTGTGAATATCTTTTTAATAAACTTTACCAATCTATGCCAAAAGCCGGATTTTTGGACACCTGTCCTTACCGAAGGACAACCTACCGGCTGGATTTCTAAAGGATGCCGCTTTAAATACCACCTACTTCTTGGATTCAATTTCTCACCGTAACCGATTTTAAGTTCCTTTCGTTAAATTACTCCCATCAAAAATAATATATTTATTATCTACATTTAATCCTTTATCATAAGCCCTATGTGCTCCATCGTTATTGAATACCATAAGATTATGAATACGATTATCATCTTTAATTTTATTGATATGGTGCACTACTTCCCATCTATGGAGATAACGACCTATAATTTTCTCAACAATTAAACGATGTTCTTGAATATAACCATGATTATTGCTATTAGGATGTTTAGGTCTTTTTAATAAAATGTATCCATCGCTATGTTTGTTTATTCCGCCTTTCCATCTTGGATTATTTTTTAATTGAGCATGACAATCATAAGAACAATAATGTCTTTTTGCCTTTTTAAATTTATAATAAGTGCTAAAACAACCCTTTCCACAGTTATCACATTTAATAATTATTCCAGACACTTTTTGGATTTTATTATCCCTTTTTATATATTCAATATATGGTTTTTCATTTTCGTATTTAACTCTATCAAGTTCCACGAGTAATCTCCTCAAGCATATCTTTTAAGTCTTTTTCTAATAAGTTTTTAATATGCATATATATACTCCTGCGACCTTCGTTAAAATATGTTTTATAAGGATTATCATCAATGGTTGTGTGATTGACGTAACATCTTTTTAATAAGTCTTTCAATACCGCCCGCCCATCTTCCGAATCAAATACGCGCTGGTATAACTGCTGATTTTCAGTGATCTGTTTTTCTATTTCCCGCAACTGTTTCTTATTTTCGTAGCCAAACATTATTTAACTCCTGCTAATAACTTTTCTTCTTGACGATGTTTACTAATATGACATTTTCTACAAAGTGGTTGTAAATTATTTAAGTCATTATTTTTCCAGTTTTTATCTATATGGTGAATGTTAATGTCTTTTGAAGAACCACAATTTAAACAGATAATATTTGTATGATTTTCATAATAGATAGCCCTC